CTGGTAAATCTTCCGCAAGTACGCGAAAGACCATAGAGGCATTGGACCAGAAACCACCGGCATTAATTGAAGCATCACCATCAATAATGCAGATCCGCAACGGCATAATCACCGCATTGGTTGCGGTGATATTTTCTTTTAAGCGAAAGCCATCCTGATATTCAGTGATTAAAGGCTGAATGATTTCATCCGTTTCAGGATCTCGAATTTCTTCCTGAACAATGATGTAGCGACCACGTTCAGTAATCTCGACAACCTGACCACCTTCCTTGCCCTCAATAAAAGCAAAACCGACTCTAAGGTCGGCTATGGTTCCTTCTGTGTCGAGAATGATGTAATCATCATCTGCGATATCTGGAATGGCTCGCTTCACTTGTCGCAGCGGTATACCCCATTGCTTGCGCAGGTTTGCACTAAGCATATGAAACATATCGCCCATTTCTTTACGCATCTGAGTGTAGTTGAAGCTCAAGATTTGACGAGGTGTGTCTCGAAGCGGATAACGCTCTTCACTGCCATCGAATGACTCGTGAATCTCAGTCATCCATTCTAGGCGCTCAGTTGAACTTAACAGAGGGCAATTTGTTAATACATGTACCTCGCCAAACTGTGTTTGTATTTTCATTTTGTCCTCATAAAAGAAAACCCACCTAAGTGGGCCTATGCTAAACCTAACTCTCTGCGATTCTGTTTAAAGAATTTCACAAAGGCTTTCTTGCCGTCTGGTCCATATAAGTAATCACCAAGTTTTTCACGCTCATCCACGATTACGAAGTTTGGATTAAGATTTACTTGAGATTGTTGCCCGCTATTTGTCTGAGCTTGGCTCAAATAGTTAGTAAGGTCTTTGTTTTGGTTTGGATTTAAAACACGCTCACCACCATCTAAAAGCCAAGTGCCCTCTTTTGGAATATTATCTATACCATCATGGGCCATACCAACTGGACTTACGGCGGAAATTGCGGCTTGAAGCACACCAGTTTCCATGGTTGCCATTGCCACAGCAGGTAAATTATATGGGAACGGCGCTGATGCCCATGCTGCTGAAATGGCTGTATATCCGTTCATGATTGCTGATGCTAAGTTGAATCCTTTTTGCACGCTATAAAGAATCGCATAAGCTGAACTTGATTGGTCAACTAAACCCATCATCATTCCAGCGAAATCAGAACCATACTGTGAGCCATACTTTAACTGCATACCGAGTCTTTGTTGCTGATACAACTCCTCAGTAATCAACATCTGTTCACGAGCTTTCGCAAGTAAATCCATATCTTGTTGGTATGGGGATTCATCCAAACCCATCATGGATTTGTAGTCGCCCCACACCAGTTCGCGCTCAGCGTTTTGATCCATGCCTTGCTGTATATTAGCCTGTTTGACTAGGGCACTCTTAGCTTCAGGCGTATACGTGGAGGTAGCTAAAATTTCCTCTCGCACCAATGCATAGTATTGCTCTGCATAGTCACCTGCGGTCATCCAGTTTTTACGAGCCTCAAGAAGCTGCTTTTTCTCGGAAATGGACTTGAGGTTTTGTGTCTCCTGGTATTCGGCAAGCTCTTTACTATATGCTGCTTGTTGCAAACCAAGGTATTTAGCTCTCTCTGGGCTACCTTTGGCATACGCCATTTCGATAGCTTTGATTGCCTCCTTATTGGTTTCAACCATTCTTTCTTCATCATTTAGATAAAGCTGATACACACTTTTTTGGCGTTCAAGAGTCTCTTCTCGAATCTGCTGCATATCATCTTGCGCATCTCTAACCAGAGCGACTTCAGCTTTAGCATCGGAAATAGCTTCAAACTTGCCTTTATATCCAAGTACAGATACATGCACATGGCCACCAGTAGCTCTTTTAGATGGGCTGGCGTATTCATTAATCGTTTTAATCGTAAACCCATAACGCTGTGCCATTTCGTTAAGTGTTTTTACAGCCTGACTAGCCTCCTTGGCATTTTTAACCGTGAAGTCAAAGGCATTTCCTGTGGCATGTTTACTGTTAGTACCTTTATGATATGAATCATTGAACGCAGTAAATCGATTCAAGGAAGATCCCAAGGCTTGTTGCGATAGTTGAGCAAAATCTGCGGTATACGCACGAACCTTTCCGCCTGCAACCGACTCTCCTGATTTGATACGCAAGCCACTTAAAGCAGACGCACCCACAAGATCATTCATCTTTTTCTGAGATTCAACTTGTTTTTGCTTAACCTCGGCAATTTTCTTTTCAGATTCTTCGCGCACTTTGTTTTGTTGTTGGACCTTAAAACCAAGATCAATTATTTTTAACTCTTGCTGTGTTAGTTTTTTGGTGTAGTCAATACCAGCATTATCTCGATAATCAGCCGCAGCCTCCGCCTTCTCTCGACTCCATCCAGCAGCAACATTTTTATCAATATACTGGGAGCGCAAAACCTGATCATTAATACTTTTTAAGGCATCAACCTGTTTTTTTGTAAGGTTTTCAGTAGCATTAGCGTGACCGTTCGCGCTTGCTGTAGCCTGATCGTTAGCTCTAGCCAATCCTTTTGTGGCTGAGTCTAATGCAGCAACAACTTTTTGCTGCGCATCCATTGCATTTTTTGCACCTGTTGCAGCAACGGCATGCTTATCCATAATGCTTTTGTTTTCATTACCAATAGAACCTAAGTTATTAATTCTATTTGCAAGTGTTTCAGCACTAATTTTCTGCGCGTCAAATTCTTTAATCCAGCCGCGAACAGTATTTTTAGTTACTTCATCTTTAGCAACCACCTCGGCAATCGAGCTTGCATAAGCACGAACCTGCTGTTGAGCTTTAGTGTATGAATCCGTTAATCCATTAAGCTCAACTGTTTCTTTATATTTGAATGCACGCTGTTGTGCTTCACTAAGCTTGTTGTACTCAACCGTAAGCTCAGCAATAGTTTTACCTTGTTTTTGTAATGATGGATCGGCATCATCACTGCCTTTTTTCATATAGTAAAAAGCACTACCAGCAGCAACAGCTTGAGCAGCTAACATCAATAAACCAAGTGGGCCACCCAAAAAAGCCATTGCGCCACGCAATGCGACCATCGCGCCAGTTGCAACAGATCCAGAACTAGCCAAGCCAATCAAGCCGACTCCAGCCCTTACAGAGAATATTGCAAGCTGCGTTAATTGAAATCCGGCTAAAACTACAGATGGCACAAGTTTCACTGCTATTGCTGCTGTTAACGCAAGCGCAACCGCTTTCACATTATCCATGTTGTCGGCTACTGCCTGCACCACTGGAACAACGTTATTTATTAAAGTGATTTTTAAACCTTCCCATTGAAGATTTAAAAGTTGTACATTTTCTTTTGCTAGCGCAAGATTTTCAATCATCCCATCTGACATGATTGCATTAGCACGTTCTGCTGCATCACCCCATTTTCTAAAGCCCTCACCACCATTCTGCAATAACGGAATTAATAAGGAAGAATCAGAAATGATTGCTTCCATATAAAACTTCATATCATTTTGAGTTGAATTTACTTTTTGCAATGAATCGTAATAAAGCTGCAAGGCTTGTGGGCCGGAAAGCTTTTGGAATTGCTGAATCGTAACTCCAACTTTTGGTGCAATATTTTCAAAGAAATCTGCTAAAGGACCCCCACCAGTTTGCTGAAAATCACCAATGCGATCTTGCATATCTTTCATTTTATCTGCAAATGATTCCATGCTAATACCAGCGGTTTCAGCGCCTTTCGAATAGTATTGAAAATCATGCATAGAAGTATTGGCAAGTTGAGAAAACTTTTTAATTTCATTGCCCATATTGATAGTCTGGTTTGCAAAAGCAATCATCCCACCTACTGAAACTCCAGCAACGGCAGCACCAAATGCCGTTGCGGCAACACTGGCAATACTAAAACTGTCCGCAATATTGTTACTAGAATTACGTGCTTGGCGTTCTGCCTGCGTCATTGGGCCAGTAAAATTACCAATCTTTGCGACTAAATCTAGGGTTAATCGACCCAATGATGCTGCTGCCATAACTTTTCCTCAGGCAATAAAAAACCTCGCTAATGCGAGGTTTAAGTTGATGGTTTTGCTGATCGTTAATTCACACAGTTTTTAAAATTAGCTGCTAAATTATTAATTGTTTCTATCGCTGCCGGAGCTCTAGCGCCAGCCCACGTACCAACTGGTCTAAATCCATCGTTAGATGAACTTCCTGTACTTTGTTGTGCGGCTTGTATATTTTGAAATTGCAGCTGAACATGATTATTACTTAGTGAAACTTTGGCATCATACTTTATGAAATCAACAACAAGTCCGCCTTGCTGCGGTCTTGTTTTTTTATTTCCAGTAGCAATAAGCGTATTACTCTGTTCATCAATAAGCTTGAAGACATCCCCACCATTGATTTGCTGCTTATTATTTTGTTGATAGTATCTTCCTGTATATGCACCGACAAAACTTCCAGAGCTGTCCTTAAGCGTAACCCCGTCATTAGTAAATGTTGATGCCGCGCAAATCTTTAGATTGCTGAAAGTCACATTTTTTGAAGGTATGAATGAATGGTCTACTTTATCAATATATGTGGACTGTCCCATTCCGGATGGGATTGTCTTTACATTACTTGGCAGTTGAATTGACGTGGAGGAGCAACCAACCAAAATACTAACACCCAAAAATAAAATTAATTTTCTCATATCCTATTACCTAAATTTATAATTTAGAACAAGATACTAATTTACTGCACAAAAAGAAACCTCCCGAAGGAGGCTTACTTTTAGAAATTGTATCGGAGGCCGACTTTGTAAGTCACGCCATCAAAATCGCCAATATAATTTGATGTGTAATCATAGTCGATACCACCATGCCAAGAACAAGTTCCCGATCCTGTGCTATCACTGGTAGTTCCGTCGTTACAACGAATCTTATCATTGTCACTAATATCTAAGGCCCACTTGTAACCCACCCCACCATATAAAGATAAATTCTTATTAAAATTTACCCCT